ATGCTATTCTTCAAGAACAAGAAGGTAATACAGAAGTTGCTGATCAAATGAGAAGTCTTAAAAGTGGAGATGGTATATTAGGATCTTACAATAATCCGATTACAATTGGAGGGGGCTTTCTTAATTTTATGACGGAGCCTTTACAAGAGGGTTATGAAAATATGTTTACTGATGATGATCATTTTTATATCCCTTTTACAGGTAAAAAATTTATGGCAGACACAGCGTTTAAAAAAGGTATCGCTGCAGGAGCCACAGTCGGATTAACAGCACTTGAAGTTATGTTAGCATTTAATCCAATAAAAATTAAAGCAATTGGTAGAATGCCACCTGGCAAAGCAAGAGCCGTTCTTCAAGCAGGAGCTGATTTACTAGCAAATACAGGAGCTATAGTTGGTGCTTATGAAACGAAAGAATCAAATATTCGTGATTTGTTTAGTATAACTGAAGAAATAAGAGATCAGATGGATAAAGCGGAGGAGATTCAAAAAGAAGTTACAAAAGGAGATCAAGCAGATCCTCTTAATCCAGGTGGTCCAGGTTTAAATTATGCAGACGGGGGTATGATTGGTTTACCACCAGAGTTTACAGGAGAGTATGCAGAAACAAAACTAGCCATGGGCGGCGATCCAGGACAATTTAGTAATCCAACGCCGTCAGGTTTAGAAGAAGAGATTGACATTGGTGATTATTTATTAGATGCACCATACGAGTCCGTTGAAGACTTAGATAATTTATTTGATATTACTAGATCAGCAGAAGATGCTTTTCAACGAGACAGTGGTTTTTTAGATGACCAAGTTGTTGAAGTAGCAAGTCGAGGTGATGCACTGAAAGAAGGTATAAAATATGTTTTAGGTGAAGTGCCAAACTGGGTTAGACAAGGTAAGGAAAGAATACAAAAAATTCTTCCGAAAACAGGACAAGATCTTATTGATGAAATAGAATCACGAGCATTAAGCGAAGGACTAACACCAATAACAAGATCCGAACCAGGACAGTTATTTTATTCACGACTAGAAGCAGAACTCATGCAAGGGCCAAAAGTATACGAGAGCCTTGATGCGTTTAAGAAATATACGCAATCACGTAATATTGGAAAAGTAGAATTATTTGATTCAGAGTTAGAGAGAATTATTCAAAGTGCTCAAGCAGCAGGCAGACCAATTACAAGAGAGCTTGTATTAGGAGCATTAAAAGAATCACCCCTTTCAAAAGTACAATCAAAAGGATATGGGTTTATGTCAGATGCTTTAGACGGTCAACAAAGAAGTCTTAAATATCCAGGTTACAAAGAAGATGGGGCACTGCCAGGAACCGATAGAGAGCGGTTGTTGTTCGTTGATCCGAATGACTTGCGCGGTGATCCAGGAAGATTGCCTAGCACTGTATCGCCCCATAGCTGGGAAGAACCATACACGATTGCTTGGTCGCGGCTCTCGGACCGTGATCTAGGCGGCGCTTATACTGGTAAGACCGTCACGTTCGCTGATGAAATACAGTCAGATATTTTTCAAGCGGCACAAAAAACAGCAGGCAAACTTGCAGCAAAAATAAAATACATGGCGGATAACAACGTTCCGTTAGACACGATTAACAATGAATTACAAAGAGACATGATGACGTTCTTCGCGGACAAAGGCTCGGTATACAGAGAAAGCTTACCAGGTGCTGCTGAATTACAAGCAGAGATGCAAGCACTAATGGATTTACAAGATCAACTAACAGCTTTGAAGAATACCCCTGTACCAGAAATTACCGATGATATGATCGACGCTGCAAAAAACATTAAGTATCAACAAAACGATATTATTGATAACATGACAGAAGAGTTAAATTTACAATTAGTTAAAACATTGTATCCAAACTTACCGTTCAAGTTACGCGGACAATGGGCCGATGCCAGTATCAAACGAGATATTTACGAAGCGGCGTATCGTAAGTTTGTTTTAAAAGATCCAAACGCTACGGATTACTACGCGGTAACACCAGCAAACTTAGTCACAGCGAGATACTCGCATGCAGGATCTTCGGCAACATCTCAAGCAGAGAGGGCAGCTGATAAAGCAGAGAGAATAAAAAGATGGGTAGATGGTGGTATGGAAGGAGAGTTAGCTCCGTCGAGATACCCTGGCGTTGGGATGTATGAGTTTTATGGTGGACCTGGTCCTGATGTTGTGACCGACACTGGAAAACATTACACCAGTGAAATAGAAAAAATACTAAAACGTATTGCAAATGAAAACCAAGTTCCGTTGGAAACATTACCCGTTAAAATATCAGATTATAAACGCGAAGTATTTCAAGTGGTGGACAGAACGACAGGTGAAGTTCTTGGTTCTGGTAATACAGGGAGACAAGCAGATGCAATTGCTAACGATATTATTGCTAACTCAGATAGAAAGGTTATTGTCAAAAGAGCCGAAGAGTTTGACACGGCGCCTAGTTTTGGTATAGAATTAACGCCTTCAATGGCGGAGGCATTTAAAGCATACATGGCCAAGGGAGGTCTTGTAGAAGAGGAGATATTATTACCTTATGGCGATTGATAAAAGAGTTTTACCCGACATTCAAGAGGATGATCCACGTAGAGAAGCTGTCACTGTAAATATTGCAAACGAAGAAGTAGGAAACGTTTCAATGATGGAAGACGGTTCGGCTATCATTGGTGATGTAGCACCAACACCAGAAATGGATTTTGATTCTAACCTAGCAGAATTTATTGATGAGTCAGAATTAGGAGTTATTGCTTCTGAGTTGATGGACAAGTATCAACAAGATAAATCATCAAGAGAAGAATGGGAAAACAGCTATAGAAAAGGATTAGACCTTTTAGGATTTCAATACAAAGAACGCTCTCAACCATTTCAAGGAGCAAGCGGTGTTACACATCCACTATTAGCGGAGAGTGTTACACAGTTTCAAGCGCAAGGGTACAAAGAATTATTACCAGCAGGTGGACCAGTAAACACACAGATTATTGGTAAAGTAGATCCTGCAAAAGAAGAACAAGCAGAGCGTGTAAAAGAATTTATGAACTATCAGATCATGCACGTCATGGAAGAGTATGATCCAGAGCTTGATCAAATGTTATTTCATTTACCACTAGCAGGTTCAGCATTTAAAAAAGTTTATTACGATGCAGGGCTACAAAGAGCGGTATCTAAATTTATTTCTGCGGATGACTTAGTTGTGCCATATTCGGCAACTGATTTAACATCGTGTGAAAGAATAACTCATATTGTAAAAATGAGTGAGAATGAAATTAGAAAACAACAAGTGGCTGGATTCTACAGAGACATTAAACTTCAATACACCGACAACGAAGATAAAATATTAGAGAAGGAAAGAGAAATAGAAGGCACTAAAAAAATTGGTGTTGATGAAGAATACACTCTTTTAGAAATACACGCTGATTTAAATATTGAAGGTGTTGATGAAGATGATGGTATCAAAGTTCCTTATATTGTTACTATTGATGAAGGCTCATCAGAAGTTTTATCTATTTATAGAAACTACAAAAAAGAAGATAACCTGAGAAGAAAAAATAAATATTTTGTTCATTATAAATTTTTACCAGGTTTAGGATTTTATGGATTTGGTTTAATTCATATGTTGGGTGGTTTATCAAGAACTGCTACCGCTGCTCTTCGACAGTTAATCGATGCAGGTACGTTATCAAACTTACCAGCAGGATTTAAAGCAAGAGGTCTTCGTATTACTGATGATGATGACCCACTACAACCAGGTGAGTTTAGAGATGTGGATGCACCATCAGGTGATTTGCGTGCAGGTCTTATGCCGCTTCCTTACAAAGAACCAAGTGCAACCTTATTTCAATTACTAGGTTTCTGTGTTGATGCAGGAACACGATTTGCAACTGTAGCGGATCAAAAAATTGGTGACAGTGTAGCGGCAAACGCACCTGTTGGAACAACCATGGCACTAATGGAACGCGGCACAAAAGTCATGAGTGCTATTCACAAACGATTACACTACGCACAAAAAGTAGAGTTTCAATTACTAGCAAAAATATTTAAAGAATCTTTGGCTCCTGGTTATCCTTACAAACCATCAGGGCAACAAGGATTGGAGATGATTAAGCAACAAGACTTTGATGATCGTGTTGATGTATTACCTGTTTCTGATCCAAATATATTCTCTATGTCTCAACGTGTTACGTTGGCACAAACACAATTACAATTAGCACAAGCTAACCCTCAAGCGCACAACATGTATGAAGCATACAGGCGAATGTATGAGGCTTTAGGCGTAAAAGATATTGTTTCTATTCTTCCTACACCGAAACAACCACAACCAGTTGACCCTGGTATGGAAAATTCACAAGCTATTCTCGGACAAAAGCTTCAAGCATTTAGAGGACAAAATCATTTAGCTCACATTGATGCACACCAAGCGCTAATGACGTCTGTTTTAGTAAAAAATAATCCTCAAAGTTTAATTTTATTAGAGTCACACATTATGGAACACGTTTCTTTACAAGCTAGAGAGGAAGTTGAGGAGGAATTGAAGCCAGAAATAGAGCAACAAGCACAACAATTTGGTGGCGAATTACCTCAAGAGGCACAACTACAGATTCAAGAGGTTGTAGAGGCAAGAACAGCAGAGAAAATAGTCGAGATGACTGAAAAAATGATTGAAGAAGAGCAAGAATACCTTGATGAACAAGGTCAAGACCCTCTAATTGATCTAAAACAACAAGAAATTAACTTAAAAGCAATGGATAATGAGCGAAAAGCTAGTGTTGATAGTGCAAAGTTAGAATTAGATGCTGCAAAATTACAGCAAACAGCTAAATTAACGCAAGATAAGATAGATTCACAAGAAGATATTGCACAATTACGTGCAAATGTTAATTTAGAAAAACAAAATGCCAACCGCAACTGATAAATTACAGGATTATTTTAACGAATTGATGACTTTTGCCGATACAGGCGTAACAAATCAAGAAGAGCAGATACTTTTAGCGGGTGCAATGATGGCGGTAGCTAAAATGTTGTATCATAACAATCTTTCGGAACATGAATATAATAATATTATGGACCACAATGGAAGAGACTTGCTAAATCTATTAAAACCCACTATACATTAACAAGGAGATAACTATGGCACGAATTAAAAAAACATACTCAAGACCAAAAAACACACCACCTACAAAAAGACGTAGAGATCAAGCTATAAAAGCAAAAAATAAACCAAAAAAGAAAAGAAAAATAATGAAGCCAATGCCGCTTCCTTCTCCTTTTGATCCTAATGAGTTTAAAAGACCACCAACCATGACTCCTTACAAACCCAAACCTAAAGGTTTAAAAGGATTATTAGGCGGAATTGGAAACAGAGCTAAAAAAGCTGCTAAAAAAGTGGCTAAGAGAAAATAATGGCTAAGAAGTTTCCAGATTTAAGTGGTGATGGTAAAGTTACCAAAAAAGATATTCTCATGGGCCGTGGTGTAATTAAAAAGAAACGTGGTGGACCAGTAGATTCTCCGAAGAAAAAAAAGAAAAAGAAAAAATATGACAGAGGCAATTTTTTTAAAGATGCAAAAAGAGCTGGAGTTGACTTTACAGGTTTCAAAGATGGTGGACCAGTAGATTCTCCGAAGAAGAAGAAAAAGAAAAAGAAAAAAGGTTTCTTAGGTATAGCAATTGATATTATTAGACCCAAAACAATCTCCGCTGCTAATGGTGGCGAAGTAAATGGTTTGAAAAAAATGGGTATGAAAAAAGGTGGTCTAGCAGGTAGACTAGCAAAACGTGGTTACGGAAAGGCAAGATAATGAAATTTAAAAACGCAAAAATGACGAAAGTACCTCAAAAAAATCCGTTTCCAAACACTAAAGTAGCTTCAACAGCAGAGCAAGTTTTCTCTCCTTTTGTAGTGAAACAGAATAAAGGAAGTGGACCACAAGGGCAGACAAGCAAGGCTCAAATTAAAAAGGTAGCTTTCAAAGGCGTAAAATAGTATAATCCCCAACTTAACAAAGGAGGTTTTATGAACCTATTAAAAGATCTATGGTCACATATTAAAGAGTGGTCGGATTGGAAAATGAAGGATTGGATCAAGGCGGCTATTGT